GACGATCCGGCGGCAGAACTCGAAAGTTCTGACTCCGACAACCAACTTTTTAGGGTTGGCTGGTATACCAAACTCTCCGAGCAGCCTAATATATTCCTCCGCAACCTTACGGTTACGGATTACTATATCATCCCCTACTATCACGTAGCCTCCTCGGTTTGGGACACGACGTCCACCTTTTACAAGGTGGAAATCATGACCTGACCGAGTTTTGGCCATCGCGACTAGTAGGTGATTTGTCGCTGCAAGGAGCGGAAACGACGAGTAGGCTCCCATCGGTTGACCCGTACTATAGCGGATACTACTGTCATACCCCCCAGTTTTCAAATCTGAGGATCTATGCCAGAAGTTTCGGTTAACCATGACATCTTTGATGTCTTGGACCGTCTGCTGTAGATTAGGGAAAATCGATGTGTCCGCAAAGTCAGAAATAAGACGAAGTCCAATACTAACAGGGATAGTATCTGTCGCGTTAGATAAATCTACGCTAAAGAGTTCTCCCTGGAAGGTCAAGGCACGTCTTACACCACCTATATGATTGTACGTATAATCAGATTTGAATGTACGTACTAAGAGATCCATCATCCTATGAACAGGTCGCAATGCGATCTGAGAATAGGAGTCCAGAGTAGCAACGACACGAGTCTTGCAGGATTTATCCTGTAAGAAGTGAAGTTTTGAGGCTGTACATGTACAACCACTACCCTCTGGATGGAGTCATTCGTATTGATTTTCATCAAACTTATGGCCCCATAGGTCTCAAAGCCTAGAAATAGGCTCCAATCGGTGGGATTCCTTGCTCCGTAAGGAGCAAAGATCTTTTCTTTGCGAACCTAGTGTTGGACCGTTAGGTCCCGATTTCAAGTCGATCTTAAGGGGGGCTTTTATTCCCCCTGTACGATCATTACTATCGATCGGTGGATATTCCATCGTGTAGAAATGTATCGGATATTTACCTGAGACCCCATATACCCTTTGGTATTTGGGTTTCTCATACTTTTTACAAAAAGCTAGGTGCATATCCCATAATGCCTTAGGCTTCCTAAAATCGAATGCAAAAGTTTTGCAAGCTCGATCGTAGGTCGCTTTATTGGTATCTACACTAAGTCAATCTTCAATACTAGTGCCTTCGTGAGAAATCGAACTAAGATTAGGTTTAGGTAAGCACCTCATATTTCTATGAAGTGTGAAGAATGTTTTTACACATTCCTCACTTACCTTGCCTTTCCCAAAGTGCTTAAGGGAGAATCATAATGATTTTCCAGTAAGAAGATAGTGTTTTTCACTAGCTTTCATTCGGGAGGTTAGGTTTTCTAGGCCTTCCTCTCGTACTCACTTTCGGATACTCTTAGATAAATTTTTCACCGTCATCCTAACAATGTTAGGATCCGAACCAGTCATTAAAGCTATAGCACGTACCGTCTTGAGGCTTCCCATCAGCTTAGAAAAACTGGTGGGTTGCCTGTCTGGGCGATTAGAAAAGCGATTGTTCTTTTTCAAGAATATTTCTCCTTTCTATGATCCCCGTACATTTCTGTACGTTCCGATCACCCTGCGGCTCCTCTTTAGAGGATACGCACTATGCAAAATGCATAGTAGATCGTAAGGTTCGTTGGACGCCGGAGCGCCATCACTCTCCCTACAGGTTACCCCGTAGGTCAAGG